ATTAAAAGAATTAAGTTAGCAGAGATATTTGCTTCTGCTCTTCCGTTAGAAATCAAACTAAAGATTTCACCATTGACATCACGAAGATCAAAGGCAGTTTCAATACCATTAAATTGATTTGAAATATCTCTAATAGAAATTTGCTCACCAACATAAAAACAGTTAAATGGTGTTCCATCTTCTGGTGCCTCTGTAAACACCAATTTAGAAAATTCATCACCACTTCCTGCAACATTATCAGGATCTACCTCAACCAAATTATAAGAAGATCCTCTCTTCTGCAGAATACCATTGACGATTACGAAAATATCTTTATCCGAAGTAATAAAAATAGGAGTTCCATTCTCTCTTAAGATAAACTCAGTTTTCTCACCATCAAATCCTCTTTGGAAGGATTGTACTGTTAATGTATAAGGAACAACCTTTTGTACTGAAACACCATTACCATGGAACAGTGGAGAGGAGGTATTCAGTTGTTGTCTAGTAACCGTTAATGTATTTGATGAAATATTTGTAATCTTTACAATTTCAAAATTATCAATCACAATATAATCATTAGTTGCAAGACCAGTTGCACTAGCAACATCAAATACAGTATCTCCTGGAGAAATACCATAAATTTCATCAACACTTGTGATTACATTTGTTTTTTGTGAACTGACAAAACCACTATTGATAGTTTGTCCATTAGTAAATGAATTATCTCTATTGGTAATAGATGCATCAGTTACAAGTTGTTCAACAGTCAATGTGTGATGTAAGAATCTAATTCCAGTATCTTGTGCCATACTAATGGTCAAAGAACCAGCACTAATGTTTGTAAGAGTAATTGTTCTAGTACCACTATTAATAGCAGAAATTTCAAGTTCATCATCATTACTGCTTGTCATACCAAATGATGCTTTAAATCTAACTCTATCACCAACAAAGATATTGGTTAAATCATTAACGACAATATCAAATGTTGCAGCAGCAGCAACCGCACCAGTATGTCCAGTTTCAATAACAACTCTAGTCACTGCAGTATTTTTATCTGTAATGACAGCACTTGCTAATTCATTTGAATTGATAAGAAAGTCACCAATAATAAAGTTATCAATTGGTTCATTAGTATGAATAATATTTTTACTTACATCATCAAATTGGTAATTTTGAGTAGTTCCAAGAGAACCATCAGCATCAGATCTTTGATATAGTAATCCAATAAACTGTCTACCAACTGTACGGTCAGGACCAACATATCTTTGTGGTGGTTCAAAGAAATTAATCTTTCTAATACCACTTGTAACGGTATCGTAGACAATATATGGAGTTTGTGCAATACCAGCAATTTCTACAAAATAATCTTCAGGATTGAGAGTAAATCCTACTGGTATTACAAGTTGTCCATCATTAACCTTATAATCATACTTTGTAGTTAGAAGAACTTCTTCTTGTTCTTCTAAAGAAACTCCAAGAGGATCAATTACAATAATCAAAGAATCATAAGAGAATCCATATTCATGGAATCTTATGTCTTTACTTGCATTAATTTTATAATCAGCAGTATTGATACAAACACCATCCACAAATACAAAGTAACTTTGTTTTGAGGTGTTATTAGATGGTTTGTTACTTAACACAATAGGTGTATTCTGTGTAACAGTACCAGAAGTAAATTCATTCTTTAAGAATCCAGAAAGATATCTTACTGAAATTTCAGATCCAATTGGAAGAGTTTCTGTAAATTGAATTGTAGGAGAACCACCACCAGCAGAAATAGTAAAAGAAGAATTCAACTGCATTGCACCATCAACAAAGACCATGTAATTATCTTCATCAATAGAACTAAAGATACCTGCTGGGAATACTGTACCATCCTGTTGCACAAGATTAAATGTGTCTGTAGCAGCAGTTGTGGTCTGACACATATGATAAACTACAGTATCATCATTAAATTGCCTATAGTACATATTCTCGTTAGGCATGAGTTCACCAGAATTTCTGTTTGATGTAAATCTGATAGTTTTATCAGCATCAGTCACAATCCAGGATGTTCCATATGTTTGAATAATATTATCAAGAAGAACAACCATTTGATCTATATCATAATCTTCAATATAATTTGTAACAGTAACTCCATTTTCTTCTTTGGTAGGAGTAACAGGATCTACAACTAATAATGGGAATGCAGTTTCAATTCCATCAAATTGATCAGAAATATCGTCAAAAGCAGCAACGACAGAATCTTTAATATTTTTAACGTCTGTCAGCAATCTATTTTTTACCTCAACTTCATCTAAACCACTATTTTTTGTCACAAGATAATTATATTTTGTCTTAAATGATACAACCTCATTAACATTAGTAGCAACGTTTACAACTGACTGAACTGTATTCTGCCTACCAATTGTTTGATCAATAGCAGTTCTTGCAAACAAGTTGTAACCAGTTGGGTGTGCTGCCTTCTGGTATCCTTCCTTCCACTGATCAAATGGAACTTCGGTTCCAATTTCGTATGCAAATTTTTGATACCTGTAACTATCTTGTAATCTAAGTGCGCTAGATCCAAGGAAAGATTTGGTGTCTAAGAATTTCTTAGGTGTTTGTACAATAGGAGCAACACTAGTTAATGCAGTAATACCGAATGCAGATTCTACAATACCAAACGCACCAGAGTCAGATCCAGTAACCTCATCATTATCTGTAATAAGGTAATTATAATTTGCAATTCTAAGAATAGAACTACCCTCTTGCCAACCTTTGTTAGTAGATACAAATCCAACTTTTTGTGGATCACCATTAATAGTTACCTTTTCACCACTAATAAACTCAGATTTTTTAACCAGAGCAGTAACCGTTGCCTTTCTTGCTAAAGAAATCATCTCATATCTTGATGGAGTTGTTCCAGGAGGTAAAGTCACATATGTCAATGGATTGACATTAGGAGTGTTATTTGATACTGGTTCTTCTCTAGCTGTAATTGTAGTGCTGTTAATCTTAGCATAGAAGTTAATAGAACTATCTGCAAAATACTCTACACCATTTACTTCATAGTATGCTCTAAATTTAAAGATGTCATTTTCAAGAATATATTGATTAAATGCAAATTTAAACGAAAGTTCCCCAGTAGAAGTCAATCCAGCATAATAGTATTTTTCAACATCAATAGTTGGAGCACTATCATACCTAATACCAGGAGATACTAGTTCAATATCAATAATACGACCATTTGTAACCTGTGCTTCAACAACTGCATGATTTGGACTATTATTAGGCAATCCACCACCAGTTAAAACAATTCTTGGTGCAAAAATATATTGTTGACCAGGATCATCAATTCTTAAAGTGCTTACAACAAAGTTATTCTTGATTTTAGTAATTCTTGGGAAAATGACTGATGGTTTTTGAGTTGCATCTGGACTATATCCATATCCAGAAGATACTGCTTTAATTTTATTAATTTTACCAATACTATCAGAAATAGGTTCAAGAATAGCACCTTCACCTGCTGCAGTTTGAACTCCAGAAATTACTGGGGTCGTAGTATAGTTAAATCCACCAGAAGTTAATGTTGCAGTGTTGATTCCACCAGATGCAACTGTGGATCTAGTAATATATGAAATAGTATTGGTTGTATAATTATAACTAGCGTCTGGAAGAGGGTCTTCCTTGGTATAAACTTCAAAATAGGTACTGGAAGAGTTTACAACGTTATACTCTCCATTGATAGGTTCAGATACTGTTTTAATGGTATAATCTTTATAATCTGATCCACCAACAAGACCAATTCTCATAATGTAATCTGTCAAATCAGAATCATCTGGAATAATTACAAATTTTGTAATATTTCCATTAATAATAGTTTTTCTAACGTTAATATCAAAGTATCTTCTACCAATCACAGTAGTTTGTGTATCAGTATCAAATGAAGGACCATAGAATTCAACACTAATTGCACCAAGGTTGACATTTGGTACTTCAAACTCATAAGTAGATCCTTCATTAAATTCAAAGGATGAAATTGTATGATCAAATCCAGATCCAGTATCAACTTCAAATCTTGCAGGATTATTAACTGAATTATACTGTATTTGATAAGTGTTTGTAAGTTTTAATGCAGCACTAATTTTTACAAAATCATTTTGAACCAATCCATTGTTAGATGAGTTTAATTTTGCTAAAATTCTATCTTCCTCATATTTTCTGACTTCACCATTAATAAACCTCAATCTATTAACAGCATCTCTTGAGAAATGGAATCCTGCAGAACTAGAAAATGCTGCTCTTTCCAAAATTAATGTGTGCCTATACGCAGATGCCTTAATATCAACGTCTAAGAAATTTTGACCAACTGCATCATACGTTGACAAAGTGCCAATTTGTACAATTGGATTGTTAGTAATTCCTGTTTGTTGAGTAAACGTTAAATCCTCTACATCACCACCTGCGCCAAGTTGAACAACTTGAGATGCTTGACCAGCAAGTGTTTGTAAAACACCATCAAAGAAACAATAGAAAGTACCTACATTACCACTTCCACCATCATCAATTCTTGTAGCAACTACCTTATCATCTTTAAATACCTGAATATCTACAATTTTAAACTTCTCAGTGCCAATTTGAACAATATCATCAACCTTAAATAAACTACTATCAAATACTTGTACTGATTCAGTAAGTGTTACAGTGGTGCCAGAAGCATATGCTTCTGGAGATGATTCATTAACACCACGACGTACAAGAATTGCATTATCAGCAGCAAACGTCTGAATAATCTTGCAATACTCAGTTCCAATTTTAACAAACTTGCCAACAGTATATAATGCGATAGTACTACCAAGATTATAATTCTGTAATCTTAAATATCCAGTAACACTATCTACAGCATCAACTAATTCTGAAGTGTATACTAAATTACCAACTCTATTGCCAGGATCATTAAAATCAAGAGTTGTATCTATTGCTGCAAGTTCTGTATTTACATTAACATCAACTGTCAAACTGGTATCAAAAATTCTATCTCCTTCTTGTAATGGTCCATTGGTCACACCAGTGAGATAAATTCTTTTTAATTTCTGATCTACAGAATATACGCTTGCTGAAAACCCACCTGCAGTTTGAATAACAGAACCTGAGGTAAATGGAATATTTTCATTATCATATTCTAAGTAATCATAAGTTGCTTTAGAAACACTACTAATTGCTTGCCCCTTAATAGTGCTAACAAAACCTGCAGCACCAAATCCATCTGTTCCTTCATTATCAAATGTCAGAACATCTCCTAATTTATAACCAGCACCAGATGCAAGGACATCAATAGAATCAACTACTGCCTCAGTAGAAGATGGAATAGATTCTACAACAAAGTTTCCAGTATCCGTTGGTTGATGATATGCATTTCCTTCAGGAGTTAAATATCTTCTCAAACCAACAATATTGTCAATATTTGAAGTTTCTAAAATATTGAAGTCATTATATACTTCTCCTTTAAATTTTGGTCCAACAAAGAATGGGAATCCATCCTTTCTATCATTTCGATCAATGGTTGTAAAATATGCATAAACACCATTTTCATATTCTGGTGTTACGCAATACCTACCATTTTCAGTATCCAATCCCCCAACAGTTTCACTGAAGACATAATCTTCAGCAAATGATCCCATTGGATAGTTTGCAAGAAGTCCAGGAGAAGTAGTTTGTCTTCTAATAGAATTTACTGGTAGTGCAGATGCCTGTAATCTTGTATATCCAGATGTCAGGTTAGTAATAGGAGAGGAAGAATCATTTGGAATAGAAAATCCATATGGACCATAAATTGGTGCTCCATCTAATGCCCATCCAATAATTGGTGAATGCTGTTGCTGGGGATTTGCATTACTTGAAAGATTTGGTAATACACCATCAATTTCTAATTTTCTAGGAGATCCTAAAATAGTAAATCGTTGTTCTGTTTTTCCAGCAACTTGACCACCATCTAACAATAAAGAACCATCATCAGTGTTGTAATTAGCAATATTATTTGAATCCCAATTATTAAGTAAATTCCAACGCTGAACATTTACCTGAAGGATTTCATTAGAACCTTCTTCAGTAATTATGAGAGATGTATTGAATTGATTATAGTTTAATCCTGGATTAGTAACAATAAGATTTGTGACTGCACCTTGTGATGCATTAAACTCAGCAACAACCTCTGCACCAACACCACCACCAGTAGAATCAACTACTGTAACTTTTGGTGCTGATTTATAATTTTGTCCACCATTTACTAAATCTACGCTAATAAGTTTACCATTTTCAATATTCAGTAAACCAGAAGCACCATTTCCTTTCTTAATTTGATACTCAGGATCCTGAGTGTATAAAGTACCAGGATTATCAACATTTACTTTATAAATTGAACCTGTTACAACTACATCGATACTTGCAGGAGTTGTTGGTTGTGTTTCTGAAACGATTGTAACTGTAGGTTGATGTGTATATCCTGTTCCTGGATCTACTACTCTAATTTTAGAAATTTTACCATCTACAACAAGTGGTTTAAGAACAGCATCTCTAAATGGAATGTTTGGATCATTACTTCCATTTTTTGTGACTACAATTACAGTATCTTGACTATATCCAGCACCTTTATTTTTAATATAGACATTTCTTACCGATCCATTGATACCTAATGAAATCTCTGCAGTTACACCCAGTGGATCACTAGAATTTAATTTAGTAGGTCCATCTAATTCAACTAAAGGTGGATTGTGAACATTAAAATCACTTCCACCATTAATAATAGTTACATCTTCAACCTCACCTCTAACAAAAGTAGTTGCACTCTTCCAACTTAAGAGTGGAGTTCCATCTCTAAGAACACCTACTGGAGTATTGACAGGAATATCAACCTTTTCTTCTTCATTACTTTGTTCAAATGTTTTAGGGATTCTTACAAAAATATCATTCTCTTTAATGATGCTAGTTGCTGAATTGTAAGAAATATCATAGAAAGGAACTGTTGAAAATGGCATGTAGATAGATTCACTATCTGAATACACTTTAGTAACACCTGCAACCAAAGATTCATTTAAATCTAATGGTAAAGTGTCATTAAACTGCCAACCATTTACAATTAAGTTATCCTCAACGATAACATTGCTTACAAATCCTAAATCACCTACTTGATAACCAATATTGTTATTTTGAATAGTAACATCAGAAATGCCAACATAAACTACAAATGATGCTCCTTGATCATCAGATGCAGTTGCTAATGTAGAATTATCATATACAAGATCACCTAAAAGTAAGTTAATATTATTAGTTGCTTGGAAATTAGTTAATACAAAATCTAATTCATCAGTACACTCAAAATAGTTAGATCTTTTACCTGTATATGTAACTAGATCTTGATTAATTCTTAAAACACCACTTTCTGGAAATCCAAGTGTAGAATCAACATATAATCTTCTTTCACCACTAACAGTTTCTGGAATTGCAGTAATTATTGTAAATTCTGTTGGAACAATCTGTTCTCCATTAGAAATTTCAAATTCATAGATCTGACTAGCAAAAGAAAAGACATTTTCTGCAGTTTGTACTGGAAAAGTCAAACCTTTTTGAGTAACACTCTTTCCAACCAAACTAGGAACATCGTAAGAGTCCAAACTCTCTAATCTTACGATATTTTTGTTTTGGAAAGTTGCTTCTGATGGTGCGTAGAGATTTTCTTTGTAATTACGTAATTCTGGTTTCTTTTGGAATAAAAAATTAAAATAGAACTCAATTCCACTAGGAGTTCCTTTGGAAAGATAGAAATCTTTCGCATTTTTTACAATTTGGTTAATATTGATATTACCCAGATTATCATTTAAGATATTTGCTGGAAAATCAACCAAATAGTTTGATCTTAATTCTTCAAGGAAGTATAAGATGTATGCATATGACTGATTAACTACTGTAGCGGGTGTAGAGTGTGCTGCAGCAGTAGTTTCTCTATTTGCAGTAAACCCATCCTCATATGTCAGGGTATTATAAGTAAATCCTCTAGTACAACCACTAAAGGTAGTAATCTTAGCTCCACCACCAATAGTTTTAAAAGATCTCGTTTTATAGATGATAACTTCATCATTAATTTTCAATAATCCTTGAGATCTTGGAAATTCTACGTGTCCAGTAACACTTATTTCAGTATCATCGTCATCAATAGAAACTAATAGCGGTGCTGAAGTATCAATTCCAGTATATGTGTCAATATCAATTAAGTCCTGAACTCCATTAAGGAGATCAAGAGGATTACCATTAGTTTCTAAAAACCTATAATAATCTTTTACAAAATTTACAAAATTAGGATACTCTGAGGGCAAGTAAGAAGGAACTTGCCCAACAATAGAACTTGATACTTTTAAATCGTTAAACATGTTTAACTAGATACTGGAATTTGACCGACACCTGATGTTCTAGATGATGATGTTAATGCATCTAGGATTACGCTAACGTTAACGCCTGCTGGATCAATTGAAAGGTATAAATCTCTCAATGCCATGATATCATTGGACTTAGGAATTACCGAAACTGAAATATACCCAATATCACCAATTACAGAATTAATATTGATAGCATTAATATTTATTTCGCCTTTTTCATAGTTAATAGAACCTACATTCTTACTAAAGTACTTCTTAGTGGTTCCTTCATAACGGAAAATAGCAATTGTGTTAGTATTTTCTACTTTTTCTAAGTAAAATACATAGGTTGAATTTTGACCAGTAATTTTAAACCCAGAAGAGATGATATCCGTGTTCTCAGAAATTCTATTTCCATAACATACTTCATATGAAGCAAACACGTTAGGAATTACTGGGAAATTCTTTCTTAAACGAACTCTAGTAATATTTGATGTGATACCTTTATCAGCATCATCAATACTACCAACTAATTTACTATATTTAAATTTACCATTGAATCGGTTAAGGTCATTAGTTGCCCCAAACCCAACAATGGTGTTCTTGACTGCATTTTCAATCTCTTGCTGATTCTTTCTTGATTTATTGTTGTCATAATAGACAAACGAGTCAATATCAAGATACAGATATGATGGATCAATAACCTCAGGAATAACAGTGAGGATAGAATACTCTTTAATGTCTTTTTTGAGGTTTTGCTTTGCAGTTGTAGTAAGTGTTTCTGCCCCAAATGGTTTTGCAACAATGAATACCTTACCATATTGTGGAGGGTCTGCCTCTTCACCACCAAATACTGATAATGACTCAAGATTAGGAGAAATTTCTCTAATTAAGGTCTCATAATCTCTTACAGTAACTGCTCTTTTCTGTGCAGAGTAATAACGTGGGGCAAGATACTTGATAGAAGTGATATCTTCTGGATTGCCACCACCTGTAGATTCACTTACAACGGTAATTGTTGGATTTGCCTGTGTAAAGATCTGACCAGCATACTGTAAAGTGCCAGTAAACGTAAACTCAGTACATTGGTTGCCTTCTGTCTTGTTGGTTACCAGATATTCAATAACAATGTTATCTAAATTCTTTAATTTTCTCCCAAATACACCATCACCAAAAATTAACTCAAACTGTTCGTTCTTATTCTCTTGAATAAAGTAAACTCTATCAGTAGAGTTGAGTTCTGTAATATTTTTTACACTAGTATATCTTTGTGGGATACTAAAGTCAACCTCATCAACAACTACATTCAATAAATCAATATCAGCGTCAGCACTAGGAACAATAAACTTTTGCCTAGTTGATTGGTCAACAGTGTAGGATAAATTTAAGAATGATCCTTGGTAAATTTCAAGATTACTAAAAGTAACTCTACGAACACCATTAGAATCCATATACGCTTCTCTTGTAACGTCGTTCAAGACGCTAAAAATATAGGATCCGTCCCCATTACTACCAATGAAGGAATTACCCTTCTTCAAGGTCAATGCAGCGGTCTGTGGGTTAACGATAACATCAAGGTTGATAACTGCTTTTGATGCTTTTGCAGACCTTGGAGTATATCCAACCAGTTTTGCAAGAGAAACTACGTTCTCTCTAATAGATGCACTATCAAAAAATACTTCATTAGCAACTAAATTGGCATTCAAACCAGAATAGTAGGTATTATACGCCAAAAGATCGATCAGTTGGGAAAGAACTGATCCTTCAAAGTTATAGTCAGTAAAAGTTTCAGAAGAACGAAGGAATTCCCTCAAACTTTTTTTTACATCTTCAAAATCTAAATTAGTTACTTGATTAAACGCCATTATACTCTTTCTAGTACGAGATTAAGTGATTGCTGATTTAATGGAATTCCAACAATTTTATAGTTTACAGTGACCGCCAAAGAGTTATCATCAATATCTTCTAATACTTCAACATCAATAACTTCTACCCTAGGTTCATGTGCATTAAGAGCATCTTCAATACTCAGTGCAACGTCATCAACTAGGGTAGGGTCGAAGGTCTCAAATAGTGCAGAATTGATAGAAGCACCAAAAAATGGACGAAATGGTTTTTCACCCCTAACAGTCAGTACAATATGTTTGACTGCTTGTTTAATAGCATCCTCATTCTTAATGGTTGGTAAGTCACCATTGATAGGATGCTTATTAAAATTAGGGTTCAGATCGACAAATTTTTTGGATATTACTGCCATTAGAGCACCTGGTATACTTTATATATCAAGAATCTTTCAACCTTTCTACGAAGTTAACTTTGTTTTCTTCATTTTTCGCTCTTTTAACCTTATTAAGGTAGTAATCTGCCCTTGGATCTGTAATCAGAACCATACCTGACTTGCGAAAATCATCACTTTGATCTGGAATTGGGGAATTTGCCACAGTAACCTCTAAAAAACGGACATGGTAGAACTTTTTGGGAGGTTACCATCTCCAAATTATATTTATTCACCCTGCTCTTCAGGTGTTTTCCAGAAATAATCATTAGTATCACCTAATCTACCCCATCTAACACCATTCTCAACTTGATAATATTGAGTAGACACCTTGAAATCTGGCACTTTTGGTTCCTGTGGAGTGATTGACAGGTCAAATATGCGAATTCTGTTGTTAGGATACAGTGCAAACTGCCCATTTTCCAATTCAATGCAATTATGTGACTTGTGTTCTTCTGGAACTTCACTCACATTGGTGTTTGTGATGTCAACATCAGGGTGAAAGTTGTCTAATGTGAACAAATACTCACCACTCATTGCTCCATGGTTACGTGTTTGGCACACAAAATCCATAGAACCAATGAATTGCTTCTCAATACAACGGACTCCATAGTCCATACAATTCCAAAATTGGAGGT